AACGTCTTTGGCTACCGTAACGGCCACCGCTGCTAATATTACTGTTGGTCGCGCCACCACTACCTATGCAATCACGGACGCTCAGATCGCTCTATACGTCAACGTTGGCACTGTGGACTACATCATCAACGCCAAGTTTGCTGGCACTGGCACAGCGGCTTCTACGGGTACAGCTACAGTTACCTGCGAATACGTGGTTCGTAACTCCGATGGTTCGCAAACTCCAGCTTCGGCCTAATTAATCAGGGGGCTTCGGCCCCCACACTAGGAGATTAGTTATGGCTAATTTAGGCGTTTATCGGTCAATCACTCAAGTCGGCACATACGAGCCATTTGAATTACAAGTAGCGCGTGGGCAAATACCGGGGCATGAGGTAGTCAACGTCTTTGGTTTTGCCTCTGCTGTTAGCACAGCGTTTGTAGCTGTTTGGGAGAACAACGCAGCTTATGTGTTCCCGACAGTAGCCTCGACTATGCGAGTCTCAAGTAGTTCTGCCTCGGATACCGCAGTATCCGTCCAAATTTTTGGGTTGGATGCAGACTACAACCGTATTACAGAAGTAGTCGCACTAAACGGCACATCTGATGTGGTAACCGCAAATGTGTACTGGCGCATTAACAACGTGATAACGACTGTAGGCGTTGCCGTTGGAACCGTGTACGTTAAGAATGCTGGCGGCACAACCTATGCACAAATTGCCATTGGTAACGGCAAAACTAATATGTCTGTTTTTACTGTTCCTGCAGGCTACACAGCTTATATGACTCAGTTTGATGGGTTCTCATCTACATCAGTAACTTCGGGTGTGTTTGCAACTATCAGAGCACTTATTACAAGCTCTACGGGCATTAGTAATGTTGTTATTGCGGCTCCATTTTTAAATACTTTTGCTGTCACACGACCATACCCAAATGTACTTGCTGAAAAGGTAGACTTTCAATTGCAATGTAAATCTAGTGGCGCAGGGCTTGGTATCGGAGTCTTGGGGATCGGCGTACTGGTTAAGAACAACTTTACGAGTTAATCATGGCTAAGAAAAAAGGCCCGGTTCTCTCCGTTGGTCGCGGCGAAAAGCTACCAGTCTCTAAAGGGGCTGGTTTGACGGCCAAAGGTCGCGCCAAATACAATGCAGCTACGGGTAGCAAACTGAAGGCTCCACAGCTACAAGGCGGCGCTCGTAAAGATTCATTCTGTGCCCGTATGAGCGGTATGCCGGGGCCGATGAAAGATGAAAAAGGCAAGCCGACCCGCAAGGCGGCATCACTCGCAAGATGGAAGTGTTGACATGAGCACACCAGACATAATCACGGCTAGGGAACTAGCGACACACAGTGCGGATATTAAGCACATGCAGGCCGACATGGATCAAATGGTTAACGCCATGAAGGACATGAATGCTACGCTTATTAGCATAAATACAACACTAGCTGAAGCCAAAGGTGGCTGGCGAATGTTTATGCTGTTTGGTAGTTTAGGTGGGGTTGCTGGCTCTGTATTGACGTATCTTGCAAGCTGGTTTCCGGGGAAGTAAAGTGCCTAGTTCATCTAAAAAACAACACAATTTCATGGAAGCGATAGCGCACTCGCCTTCGTTTGCCAAGAAAGCAGGAGTCCCACAGTCCGTGGGGCAAGACTTCAGTAAGGCCGACAAAGGTCGTAAATTTTCAAAAGGTGGAGATACCATGGCTTCCAAAATGAACGCTGGCTTCAAAGCAATGATGGATAAGAAAAAAGGCGCTGACGCACCTGCTAAGGGCAAAGACGCTCTGGCTAAACACGCTGCTAAACCCGCATTTAAAGCACACGCTGGCCTCAAAGCTGGTGGCATGACTAAGATGGCTAAAGGCGGTGGCGTCGAGACTAAAGGCAAGACCAAGGGCAAAATGATTGCGATGACCAAAGGAGGTAAATGCTAATGGCTACTGCTCCTAAAACCATGCCTGCGCCTAAGCGAGAGCTGACCGCGGAAGAAAAAGCCATGCTGCAGGAAAAGATTGACGCTAAGAACGCCAAAGCTGCCGGTACTGCCTACGACAAGGCTATGCCTGCCCCGTACAAAAAAGGGGGCTCTGTGTCTTCGCGTGCAGATGGCTGCGCTACCAAGGGTAAAACCAAGGGCAGGTACATGTAATGCGTGCAAGTCGCGGCATGGGGGCCATATCCCCAAGCAAGATGCCTAAAGGGTCTAAGAAGGCCCGTAGGGATGACACCGACTTCACCCAATATGCCGAGGGCGGCACAGTCAATGAGGCAGGCAACTACACAAAGCCTAGTCTTCGCAAGAAGATCGTAAGCCAAGTAA